CAACACAGTCGGGGTGTCACCCGAACCACCGTCGATGGTCAGGTCAAAGAAGGCGGCGGAGCTGCTGGTGGAGTTCACCGAGCCGAACACACCACCCAGGCAGGACAGAAGATCCTTCTGACGCTGGTTGGCAACGTACTCAGCAACCTTGGCACCGATGGCAGCCATCGGATCGCTACCAGCTGCAAGAGCTGCGAGGTCACGGCTCTCGAAAGCCCGACCACGGTGCAGGATCACCCCGGTCTGACGATCGGCAGTGATTTTGCCAGGAGTCAGGGAAGAGCTGTCAGACAGCACTTCAAAGTCACCCGAAAGATTTGCCTTGAAGAAAGGCACGTTAACGAAGTCACCGCCCTCGGTGGCATTTAGCTCAGCCATCGGCTGCACCACACCGCTAGCCAGGAAGGCATCACGCTGGGTGGTTTGCTCGATGACGTACGGCGTAAATACCTCGGGAACGATGATGTCCGACCGAAGAGTCGCCATCGTTTAATTCCAAAAGTAGTTAACGGAATGGGCGCAGCCCTGACCAGCGCAGCCGGTTGCAAACATATTAACGATTTGCTTGTGCTTTCAACCTTTCGTACAAATCGCGGTCAGTTCTGAACAACCGTGATTGCTCAGTCAGGTTGTAAGAACCGGGCAGGAAGGGATTGTTGACGCCAGCAGGCACATCGCCAGATGACCGACCTGCAGGTGCGCCGCTGCCTTGCGGCTTCGGTTGTTTCTGCATCCAGCTGGGCAGGGTCTTTGCCCACTCAGCAATCGGGGTGCGCTCGTAGCCCTTGACGACAACAACAGTGCCATCATCTTCACGCTGGATCTGATCCTTCATGATCTGCGTGTTCAGGATCATGTCCGGGTCGTGGACAACATCCCGCAGCGCAGTCGCAGCCGGGCTCAAGATCTCAAGTTCACGGACGCGTGCTTCCAGCTCTGCAATCCGCTTGTCTTTTTCAGACGCTGCTTCGCGGTATTGCTGCTCTAGCGCCTGGCGCGCCTCTGAATACTTGCCTTGCTGTTCAAGCTCTGCCTGCTCTGTGTTGCGCTTGAACTGAATCAGCTCCTCGATGTCAACACCGTCAGGAACTGCCTTTGCTTTTTCAACTGCCTTCTTGTACTCATCCAGCAGTTCGGCGTTCTTGCGGTCCATTGCCGCTAGCCGTTTTTGCAGCGCTTCGACTTCAGGGGCAGCACCGTTAGCCGCAGGCTCTTGGGCTTGCTGTTCTTCTGACATGAATAACCCGCAGGGTCAATTTCACGCGCAGCCTATCAGCTCCATTTCACTCTGTTAGCCCAGTAAGCCGCGCTTGTTTTGCCTTTTGCGATGTTTTTTGCGTGCCTTGCCTTGAAAGATGCCCGCTTTGCTTTGTCTGCTGCCGACTCCCCCTCGCGTGGCGGCTTGGTTTTTGCGCCCTGCGCACCAAACCGAATCAGCTTGGGTTTGCCGTCAACCTTGACCACAACGGCGTGCGATTTGCCGCTGCTGTGACCAGGGGTGCGGATGGGCTTGTCGTAGCCCTCAAATCGGTGACCGCCGCGCTCAATCATTTCCGCTTGGGTGCTGACCTGAGCTGTGAACGCCGCTTAAGCACAGCGTTGCCCGTCGACTCAGATTTGATCCGAACCACAGGGTCGTCCTTCGAGCCAACACGGGTGACAGTGCCACCAGACGGACCCTTGATGCTTGCCCTCTGACCACCGATGCTTGTCACGGTGCCGTATGTGCGAGTGCCTTGGTATACCCAGCTAACGCGGGAACCTTTGCTGATCGCCATCTACTTGCCCTTTTTGGTGGTTTTCTTGCCGCCCTTACCCATGGGCTTCGGCTTTCCCTTGTGATAAGGCATCAGCTCAGCACAGATGCCGTCATGCTATTCGGCTGCTTTTTTGCGTGCTCGTGCCCTGGGCTTTGCTTTTGGCTTTTCTTGCTGCACAGGCTGAGCGCCTTCAACTGCCAACCCAAAGCGATTGACGTATTGAACAGTGCCGTCTTCGAGGGTGCGCTTGCGAGCAAGCATCAGCTCGCCGTTAACTGTCACTGCAACCTGTTCATCGCTCGACATTCGGGTACCTCTTGGTCAGTTGATCCAAGGTTAGTTCTGTCCCGTCTTCACGCACAAAGCGGCGCAAGGCATCATCTGCGCCGTACTTGTTTGCCAGGTAGGCGAAGTATGGCTGCTTGCTGCCGAAGACTTTTTTCTGCTCATCTTTGTTCTTCTGCAGCCAAGCGCCGTAGCTTTCGAACTCGTTCTTCTGCTCTTCTTCCAGCCCTTTGATCAGGGGCGCCCGAATGGAGCGGCAACCAAAGTGCAACGGCGGCTGTGGACCATCGCCCCAGTCGTACACCTTGCCGTCCAGTGATCGGCAAATTGGCGTCGTCTTGCTGTCCAGCACAGCGCGGTAGATGTACTGCGTCGTGATGTCTGGGTTGTCGCGAGCCACAATTTCACGCGCCTTGTCAGTGACCTGCGTGATGGTGCTGCGCACGATTGCCCGAACTTGGTTGTTGGGTCGCGCTGTCAGCAGCCCACCCTTCTGGATCTGCTGAGCAACGCTTGCCGTCTCGCCCTTCTGCAATCTGCCCTTGAGCCGGCGGACAATGCTTTGCATTGACTCCCCAGTCAAGATGCCGTTCCGCACTGCTTGCCCAAACATTTGAGCCTCAGACGTGCTCATGTTTTGGAATGCTTTGCGCACGACCTCACCGTTCGGCAGGGTCATCGTGGCGCCGTCTGCCACTGCAACCGTGGCAAAGCGCCGCGCAGCACCAGGCAGGTCATCGCTTAGCGAAACCACCCCCAGGGCTGTGGGGTCAGTGACGACTACCGCTTCAGCAAACGATGGGCTGACCTCCACTGACCGCACTGGGGCAGTGACGCTAGGCGGCACGACTTTGCGCATCTCTCGCACCATGAAGTCGGCTTGCATGGTGGCGAGCCCCTGCAGCTCCTCCGCCATGATCTGCGTGCTTGCACCCGCCCAGGTGTCCAGCGACTCTTTCAGCTGAGCAAGGATCGCGCGCAGCCTGATTGCTGTAAGCGTGTCTGGATCCAGCGCCAGCAGCCGCTCGCTGACATCCACGACAACGTCGTTGTACGCCCTGACGATCCGCCGAGTGACGCTGTTGCTGTACCGGTTCAGGTCAATCGCGTTGCGATAAAACTCGGCGTGCTTCGTCACCCTCGTACCCCCTTGTTGAAGCGCTCAGGTGGCGCAACGGTCATCACCTGCACGTCTGCCCCAGCCTGCAGGGCGTTTTTGATCAAGGTCTCAATCACGTACTCAATATTTTCGAACTCCTCCAGCTGCACCTCGTCGACGCTGGCGACCCTACCCCCCTCGTACCAAGACACCCGGACAACAGCAAATGCAGGCTCAGCCAGCGGTTTTGTGGCGAGTGATAGCTGCTGTTTTCGGGGCTGCTTGGCTTCCATGGTCCAGCTTTTGGCTATCCCGCAATCATGCAGGAATTTCTTCAGCTGGCTCAGCTTCTTGGGTTTCTTCTGGGATTGACTCTGCCACTCGCGGCTCAGGCTGCTCAGTTTCAACAAAACCGCCAGCTTGAGTAGATTCCAGTTCTTCCTCAACGTCGAACTCGTCACCTAGCACCTCGCCTTCGTAAAGCTGGTCAAGCAGTGTTTTCTGGGTAATGGTGCCAGCGGTGTACAGCTGCAACAGGGACTGAATCTCCTGCGGCTCCAGGCGCACGCCGAGGAAGTCACGATTGACAAAGCAGCTGCCGTATTCCTGGATATTCAGGTAGTGCGCATGGTGCGCAAGGCAATTATCAATCAGGTCCTGCATGTTCTGTGCAATGACCATCATGGTGCTGTCACCTTGGCTGCGGTCAATGCGCTTGGACTCTGCAGTCTCTGCGCTCAGCTTCTGACCAAGCACTGCAGACAAGCCAAGCTCATTGATCTGGCTTGCCAGCTGATCAAGGCGGCGGAACTGGGAGTCGAACGCGTCACTCGGCGGCGCGATGTATTCAGCCCGCCCTTCTGCTGGGAAGCTAATCGCTTCACCTGGTCCTGCGCTCACCTCTTCTGCAGACGAAGGGAAGCCATAGAACGCCAGCATCGGAACTGACGAGATGTGGAGCTGGTTGTCCAGATCGCTTTGGATCTGGTACGCCTTGAGGTTCAAGGAGGCGATGTCCTCAAGTGGCGGACGCGACTCCATGTAGTTCACCCGGTTCGCGTAGGCAACTGCGAACGGGATGTGGTCCATCGTTGTGGTCCCTTCGTCCACAACCTCAAAATCGCCCTTGTCATTGCGGCGGTGAATCTCGAACTGCCCTGGGCGCAGCACGCGAACCTGCTCCACCTCTTTTTCGCCGTACTCGCCGTCCGGGATGACGACCTTTTCTTGCAGGCGCAGCATCACAAGCTGCATGGCGCCATCAATCAACTCAGATCGCCAGCCGAGTATTTCGCGTGGCGTGTACGAAACCCAGTAAGGACGCCCCAGCTCACCTGCTGCAGGCGCATCAACCAGCACCCCCACATGCCCATAGCGCACAAGCTTGCGCGCAGTTTCGTAGGTCCACACGTTCAGGTCGTTGCCTTGCAGGTCGACGTCGAACAGCTGTTCACGCACGGCATCGTTGACGTCATTCAGCCGCACGGGCTTGCGGGTCAACATGCCAGCCAGCATCCGCTCAAGGCGCTGATAGAACGGCGGGCAAACAGAACGCGCTAAGCGGTTGTCGTAGCTTTCGTCAAGCTCACGCGGCTCCTGTGGCAAGTACCTGCGGTGACGTCGACGCAGTTCGTAAGTGCCGCCGACTAAATCTTCAATCAATACCCAGTGCGGTTCTTGATTGCGCCAAGCACTATTTGGGTCGTTGACCTTTGCAACGCGTGCGGTCAGCTGGCGATCGTAACCCTTGAAGCCGCTATACACGTCGCTTAGTCACAGGCTTGCCCGCATTGTAAGTAGCAGCCCTAGTAAATCCTGATGCCGGTTGGCTTGCCTGCCTGCTGGTACATCGGGTTAAACGCACCCAGCACCAAATAGCCCAAACCGTCTGTCCAGTGCTCAATCCCGGCTGATTTGTCGATCACATAGTCATCAGCGCCTTCCTTGAAGCAGACGTTCTTCAGCGCCTTGATTGTGTGCTTGCAGCGGGGGTGAATGAACATCCGCAGCTGACCGTCGGCGGTGCGGATCATCCAATTTGTGGCGTTGATCTTGTCTTTCACAGCCCATGGCGCTTTTGGGCTGATGCACTGGAAGCCGTAGCGGCGGATGATGTCGTGGTCAGTGCGCCCTGCTGCTGAGGTTTTGCGTGCGCTGCCTGTGGGGTCTGGGTAGGCAATCAATCGGCGATTGGGGAAGCGTTCCTTCAGCAGCTGGCACACCTCGTCGGTGTTGGACTGCTTGACAGCGATCTCGTCCCAGATGTGCATGGTGTCGCCAACCCTGCTGGCAAGAACGCCCGCCATGATCCCGACGTTGAAGTCGGTGCCCCAGTAGATCTCGCCTCCGGTGTCTTTGATGTCTTCTGAAATGTTGTCGTCGCTGAAGTCGGGGTACACGCGCCCAGCAAGAGTTTCAAAGCTGGCGAGGTACTCCTGCCTGAAGGTGCGTTCGTCAAGGGTGCGTCGTGCAGCCTCAACTTCCTCAGCGGGCACGTTGCCACCTTGGATGGTGGTGTAGGAAAAGGTCCGCCAGTCGTCCTGTTCCTGGGCTGCCTCCCACAAGTCGTGAAACCAGTTCAGCCCTGCAGGGGTGGTGATGAACCAAGCGGGACCACCCTGATCTGACAGTGCTGGGCGCAGGACCATATCCCAGGCTTCCTGCTTTACATAGGCAGCCTCGTCAAGGATGAGGGTGGACAGGCTGATGCCCCGTAGTGTGTCCGGGTTTTCTGCGCCCTTGAGGGCAATGATGCTCCCGTTGCTCAACTCCACGCTGAGGTCAGACTCGTTGCGCTTGACGCAGATTTCAGGCGGGACCATCAGCTTCAGCTGGCGCCAGGCGATCTGCTTCGCCATGCGGTAGCTGGCTGTGACGTACCAATTGAGGCTGTTGGGCTTGGATGTTGCCCAGCTAATCAGCTGCGCGATTGCCAGGTACGTCTTCCCAAAGCGGCGACCTGAGCA